TCAAAAGCCTTGCGGTATTGTTTTTTATATGTGTCGATGTAATCCATTTTTATTATTTGGGTTGAATTAAAGGTCGTTAAGTTCTTCTGAAAGCAGGTGACTGTCAATCATTCTTTTTGTTTTTTGCCAACAGGCTATGTTCCACATGACTGCACCAAAGTGATCTTCGTCCGTGCGTCCCTCCATCAATGCCCAGAGATGGCGATTCGCGGCATCGCAGTATCTAGATAGCGGAATTCCTTTCTTCCAGTTATCTCTGCCATACTTTGTTGCACCGTCCTCAAAGCGTTTAGCTAGAGAAGTTAAAGCACAGGTCGGAATCAGCGAGGGAAATCCCTTGCCCTGCATTGAATCTCTTACTGCACCACTAGAGAAGTTAGTCATCGATCCGCTGGAGGGGAGTTTGTTATTATTTTCTTGAGAAGTTACCATTTTATTATTTTTATTTGATTTTTATTTGTAGTGAAAAAAATGGGAGTTAAGAGGGGATATGAAAACCTCCTAACTCCCACTGGGGCTTAGTAGCTAGCTAGTGCTAGAAAGGTGCTTCGGTAGCGACAGCTTCCTTCGCCACCTTTTCCTTAACGGATAGGGAATAGAAAGGCACGCCCTTCTTGGATTCCTTTTTCCAAGCATTAATGTAAAAGTCTTTGCCCTCTACATTGATTGTCCCACCTAGGTCTGGGTGAGTTTCAGTTTGTTTGCGATCGTTTTTAAACATCGCACCCTTATTGGTATTATCGTATTCTTGCATACTTTATATATCTCCTATATTAGTTCGGATTTAGTTTTAGCTACCGCCTTCGTGGAAGTAGCTGGAGAGTCTTTGCCGTGCTTATTGGTGAAGTCCGCATCCTTGGTATCATCGATAGCCAGCAGGGAGTTCAAGGCATACTTTTTGGAATACGAGCTAGCTGATCCAGTAATCTGGGCTTCGTCCATACCTTTTTTAGTAAGAGCCTCACGAGCAAAAGCAGTAGCACTAGCAAATGGAGTATTTTCAAACGCCAGAATAACTGTTGTCTTTACATATACTCGACCAGAGAGTTCTACCATTTCGTCGTTGGACACCAATGCACAGTTGTGCTTTTTAAGTAGGGGCTTTACAGCCTCTAAAATATCTTCAGCACTACGATAGTTGTAGTTGCCAAAGTTATTGCGTTGCCCTTTGGGGGCTTTGAGTTCGGTTTGTATTTCCGATAGTATGTTTTTATTTTCCATAATTAGTAGTAAGTTTACGATATAAGACTGTGCGTTGTTTTGAGTTAGTGCAAGCATTTATTTCACTTTTTTTTGCTCCAAGTTTCTTTAATGCAAACACTTGATCATGAACGACTAAGCGACTAAATCGTCCAGATAATTGCTTGAGACCCACTGGATGAAGAACATTTGTGCATTCTTTTTCCAAGTAATTAGCCATGTTTCTGAGTATAGTTGGTAGACTCTCGGAGGAGCTTGTCCCAAATCTTCGGAAGCTATTTTCTACACGCCCCAAGAATGTGTTGCCCTCCATGGATACCACGCCTCTGACCATGCCAGTTTTGTGATCGTGATCCACGCAGGGATTAAAGCATCCAGTTTTCATTATCGGACACTCCTTCGGCAAGTTCTTTTTTCGGTATTGAGCTAACTGGGAATATTTTAGATACGTCATGTTCTTCGGTGTTTAATACGTGAATCCTCATTCCACGCTTGGTTGTTAATGTATTTTGATTTCTCTTTTTACTTTTACCAAATGCGAATTTGAACGCAGTGTTTTCATCCTTAGCTATTTTCCAACAACAGTATGTTGTATCCGAATCATCATCCAGATGTTTATATGTGAATAGGTATGCCCTCATGTAGCTAGGGGTTCATGAAGTCCATCCAATAGAGTTCAGCGGTTAGCTTAAATCTTTCGATGCCCTTCTGCATTTGCTTCCAAGTCCACTCCTTGTGAAAATGCTTCTGGGTTCCAACATCAATGCAAACGCTAACAATGGTAGGTAGATACTCTAAGTCCCACATCCTAGCTAGCATCCAACTTTCAATAGCTAGCTGGGTGCAGTCCTTCTTCTCGTAGAATTTACCGCCTTTACCCTTGCAGTCCCTGCACTTGTAATCAGCCATGTAATATTTTCCGTCTGGTAATCTGCCAATGAAGTCCACGGAACCAGCTACTTTTATCTCATCGTCCCAAGCTATAAGCTCGCTAGCTACGGGTTCAATATCCTTATCCTTTATGTGCTTCAAAAAGGGTTCAGCCCAAGCATCCCATTCGGAATCCATCTTAGCTGGTGATCTTGTAGCTATGATAGAATTTGTGTGATCCTCAAGTCTAGCATGAACAGTGGTTCCGAACTCCGAGGAAGTTATTTCTTTTCCGTCCACTGGAGAAACACGCATTCCATATTTCAGTCTTTCGATGTCCCGTTGGCTAGCATTGGGAAACTCTCTGGCTAATCGGATGTATTGTTCTGGTGACCAAATTCCGTCAAGGAATGGTTCTTTAACGATACCCATAACTGTAGTGACAGATGGGTATGCACCTATCTTTCTAGCTTGGGGTGGTGTGCTGGCTTCCGTAAGGAAGGGTTCGGTTTCATCGCAGTTATAAAAATGACTCATAATTAATAGGGTTTAATTTCTTGTATAATATTATTATCTAATGGTATTGGTGTTGCAGTTTTGCGATCGGTTATCGCAGTTTTGCGTTTGGGTTTCGCAGAATTGCGAATGGCTTTCTGCCAGTATTCACTTCCCTTTGCCTCTTTAACAAGGGAATCCGAAAGAGAATACCAGCGAGTCTTATCATACGCTCTTCTATTGAACGAGTCAGAGACCAAAGCACCCTTCTTTTCGAGAGCCTTGAGTGATCTCCATACTTGTTCATAAGAAAAGCATTTGAAAACATTTCGCCAGCCTTCTCTTGAGTTAAATGTCCAGTATTGTCCCTTGTGAAAATTCCTCCCGTCCTTCTCATTGATGAGAACATAGAATATAATCTTGTGAAGCACAACAGCCTCCTTGAGTCCATATTTGGATGCATGGTCTTCATTAAACATCAGCATGGGGATATAACTTTTGAGTTTTTGCGTCTTGAGCGTAGTAGTCTTCTCGCTGGTAATGCATATCCATTATAAACCAGATACCCTCAATAACAGAATTACGATCATCATAGGGATAGTTGCAGAACTTAGTAGAATTCTCATAGTTATGGAACTCAATGTGAGCATCACCCTCCGATGGATGACCAATCATCTCCCACTGGATACAGTGATCTCTGATGAAATCCAGAACTTGCTCTGTGCTATAGGGTTCTTCGGATACCAGCTCAACCTCCCCAGCTATATCTGAGTTGATGACTTCGGAGTCCTCCACCCCATTGTGGTAACCCTCTGAGGCTCTGTCCATTGCTTCGCCTTCATTCTCGGCTTGCACTGTTACCCACTCCCCGTAGAGGGTTGATAGTAATACTCTATACTCTTTTAGCTTTCGCATTTTGTCTCCTTTTGTTATGTTTTTATTAGACAGCTTAGTGCTGGTCTATGAGCGTAGGTTTGCAGTTATGCAATAGGGTGTCAAGCACCTAATTAAAAAACTTCAATATATATAGGAGCGAGGGTTGTCCATAGTCGTTTTTACCCTGCGTATGCACAAAGATTTGGGGTATCATGGGGGCTAGGAATCGTTTTGATTTGGAATTGATGGGGTAGCTAGGATAGAGGGTTGTCCATAGTAAATTTCCGCCCTGAAATTTTTTGTGTGCGGGCATAAAAAAAGCCCACACCCCGAAGAGTGTGAGCTTGGCTAGCTAGCTAGCTAGTATTGTTCGCGTCTCAAGCATTCCCGCTCAAACGCTTCCATGTCATCCCCATCTGGCAGATGGTCGAATGAATTGTGTGCATCCCTGCAACCTACGTCCGCTTGGGGATAGTGCTTCTCAGCTTCCACTAGACTCTCGTAGGTATTGATGTGACGCTTGCGGGTTTGACCAGCTAGCACGGATGACTTTGGGTATACATCAAACTCGTATACGCTCCAGCCATCCCATGCACCATATCTGCATCTTTCTATTGTTATCTCTTTATTAGCCATGATTTATCTTTCTATTTGTAGAAGATGTGCCGACCAATGATGGCGGTCACCTTCATGTGTTTATTCCAGTATGGATCGACATGATCCGCATGGTAGTGATCTGCTCCGTTAGTGTAGTTGGTTTTCGGATACAGGGTTATAACAAAAGCCTCACCCCATCTAGGGTGAGACTTGGCTTTAGCTATCTGGCTAGCTACGTCTTTGTCGCTCCAGCAAGCAAACTGGGATGCCTGCAGGCAGACCTCACTCAGTGCTAGCTGGCGGTTAGCTGATCGGTTGGCGATCACTTCGTATACCGCTTGCATCGCACCCTCAGAGTATTCGCCACCAGCTTCCAGTATGATGGTAGCTGTGACGATCTCCGATGGTGTTTGTGCTTCGCTGATGATTACTGCCGCGAGCAGTATGACTACGTATAGGATGACTTCTAGGTTTCTGATCATCGTATTAGTCCTTGAGGATTTCACGCATTAACCTTCTAGCTAGATCAGTAGCGTTGGTCGCGATGACACTTCTGGCGAAGTGCTGATTCATCCTATTGCGACCACCACCTACCGCCCAGTCATTGGGTTCGATGTATGATGCGATCATGTTGAGACCCAAGTTGCGATAAAACTGGGTATCGATGTCATCATCCGTTAGATACGCATCAGTGAATATGATCGATGTCGTGCTTTTCTTGATCATCGGTAGGAACCGTTTGATGCATTGCATAACACCCTCGCCACATCCTTGGCAGTCTAGGTTGTTGATCCACTCATCTGTATCAGTTTTATCGATACGTTTGGATACCGCACTCCGTGTGCAATCGACTTGAGTCAATAGGATGTCCAGATCGATTAGGTTTTTCCTAGCTAGCTGTCTGAAAGCTAACACGAATTCCCTACCGCCATGAACATTCCATGTGTTTTCCATCGACCCACTGGTATCCACGATGAGCGTTACTCTACGCTTACCTCTCGTGCGACCACGTTTGAAAAACGATCTCTCGCTTCCCTGTATGATACGATCCACTGAGATTTTACTACCCATGGTGGATAGCTTATTCTTGGTGGACTTAGCTTTGGTAACGATGGAATTCATCGCCCTAGCTATCCTTGATATCTGGTGATCGTTGATTGGCTTTGTCTTTTGATCCCACCAGCTACTCTGCCTATCTTGGTTTGGGTTAGTGTCATCGACTTCGACTTGGGAAGTCTCATCGACTTCCTCACCCTCTGGTGAATTGGGATCAAGCTCACCATTGATGGTATCATCGCCCATGGATGGCGGAACCTCTTTGCCGAATAACTCTATCCACTCAAGACAGATTGGCATTAGGTTCATCGAACAAGTGGTAGCTATTATCCTGCGATAAAAAGCCAGCACGATGAGACGAGTCTTACGTCTCTTACCAGCGTAGATCATATACTCTGATCCCGTCCAATCTGGCACATATGCACTAGCTGACTTTTTAATACCAGCTTCATTGATCTTGATTGCCCATAGTAGTGAGCTAGCTAGGTTATAGCTGGTATCCACATCTTGGTATTTAACCCAGCGGAACGCACCATCGCCATCCTTGCGGATAGCACTGTTGTATTCGATGCGACAGTCTTCAAACAGATTATACAATCTGAATGGGATGCCATGATCCTTACACCAAGTGCCGACCACATTAGTGCGATCAGTCTGGATGCCATGCTCAGTCTCATGTCGGATGATCTGCTGGATAAACTCCTTCATCTTTTTCGGAGATGACTTTGTATCAGCATTACAGATACGATCCAATGATGTTCCGCATTTTATCTCATGTCGATTGAGACGATTGTTATAACACCAGTTTGCAGTGTTAACACTGGCATCGACATCAAACTGATATCGTCTGCCAGTAGCTATCTTCATTCGTGTTAGAACGCCACCCTTCTGGGTAGCGGTTACGTTACGCTTACAAAAGCGATACGCTTTAGTTATGGTATCTAGCATATTCATATCTATGTGTATTTGATTTGTTGATACGTTAGCTAAGAATCTTAGCTAGTTCCCTAACACCAGCCACACTATCCTCAGTGACATCCCCAGTGTCAGAATTCCACATGAGCATGGCATCCATACTCTCGTCTCTGATCCACTCGCGAACGCTTTCGTCAGTGGCATCCTTTGCTACCATACACGCACGCTTCAGTGTGCGGATGCAAAGTGGCAATAGTATCTGACCATTGGCTCGCATCTTGCGAGACTCACCCATGGCTTTAGCGTATAGCTTCGCTAGGTTTGTTGGATTAGCTATGCCAAACTTCTTAGCTACTGATTCACTGATGTATTCAATCATCTTTGTTTCGTATTGAACGTGCTTTATTAGGAAGCGAGACATCAGTGCTTCTGGTGGTTCAATCTCGCAGAGATTGGTCGCACATATGATGTGCAACTTGTCCGCTTTGCATTGCAGTAACTCTAGGTTACTACCATCGCTATGCTTGGTGTATAGCTGGTATACATCATCGCCATCTTCGTCTGGTTGCGGAGCCAGAAACTGTAGAAGATTTTCAGCGGTCTCTGAATGCATTCGGAACGCTTCGTCGAAAAAGAATAACGTATTGTTACCTTCACTCGCTGATCGCACTGCTTGTGCTAATTTTCCGTCTACTACTTTCCATCCACCAGTCTTACTGTCTGGTTGAAAGCCACCTTGCAGAGATGCAAACTCATCCTCTGATCCATTGCATCCATGCTGGACGAACGTCTCGTATTGCTTGCCAAGAATCTCGACGCTGTAGCTTTTACCATAGGATGGTGGAGCAGAGATGCACACTGGCACACAACATGTTTCACCAGCAGTGTAATAGGGTGCAACCTTCTCAAGCATAGGATTGTTACCGCTGGCTACTGCTGTAGCTACTGGCAACCTTGCCGATGTCTTTGTCTTCATTATGTCAGCGATCTCTTTCAGTGTGCTAGCTAGCGGAGCCAACTCTTTAACATCATCCTTCAGTTGATCGATGGTGGGTAGGATTTCGGTATCCATTACGGATCGCACGATCTGCTCTACCTTATCTGTATCAAGATTGTCACTACTACTGCCGAACATATCTTGTAGTATCTTGATTCTTTCTGCATCGGATACCTCAGTGCTAGCTACTGGTGTAGCTACTGGTGTAGTTACTGGAGTTGATGCGGATGTCTTGGTGTATTCTGTATTGTAGATCATCTCTGGATCACCACCCAATTCGATCACCCACTTCTCTAGCTGTGGCTTACCTGCACAAGCTATGTCTGTCGCGTTTGCACTCAGCGTTGATCTGTTAGGATTCTTGCGGAGCCATGTCTTTAGTTTGTCGTTATTATTCATATCTATTTTTGTATTGGTTTTATTGATACTGATGGTCTCATCAGTGACGGAGATACCGCCAGACACCCAGTGGGTGTTTCGACCTGTTAGCATTGGTTCCAGAGTTCTTTCATGCCTATGGCATCAAACTCATCTGCTTCATCGTCTTCACGATCCTCTTCTAGCTTTGCTTCCCATGGCATCTCACAGCATAAGTCTCTGGACTCAAACTCTTCGTCTGCTTTCTGCATGGCATCGCGTTCATCAGTGGCATCCACTATCAATGTAACGGTAGCAGTGACCTCATATGATTGAGTGACTGGTGGTGTATACTCCGCTACTAAGAAGTCACCATGCTTACGCCATCTACGAACAATCGCATTCGGTGAGCCATCATAGAAAGTCACTAACCTATGTAGCACTACGACATTTGCTTTAACTACCTTAGCTAAGTCTTCCTTATCCACATCTTTATTATTCCTAAGCCACATACGAAGTATCTCAGCTTCTGTGGCTTTGTATTTATAATTGAGATCTATTGTTGGTTCGCATTTATTTTTCATATCTATTTTTGTATTTGGTTTATTGATACTGATCTCGTCAGTGACGGAGATACCGTCAGACACCCATGAGGGTGTTTCGATCTAGAAGTGATGCACTGGTCTGCGGTCGCGAAGAGATTGAACTCTTCTTACCGCATCATCGTATTCAGTGCAGTTTTCATCTTCCTCGTGCCACTGCATTACTTTGACCAGCTGGCACTGCTCGACTTCTCTTGGTCGTGCTAAGTAGCTAGCCATGAATCTTTCTGCATCCAGTAGATTCTTGAAGTAAGTAGTCTCACATGGAGCTTCGACGAAGATGCTTTCACGGGTGATGACTGCATAGGTGTTGTTGTCGCTTTTGTTTTTCATATCTATTTTTGTATTTGGTTTATTGATACGAGGTGTTCTGACCTCATCAGCAGTGCAGATAGCACTGGACGCTTTCGCGTTTCGGTCTCGTCTCGTTGCCGATCCAACTGGCAACTTATAACCTAGCTCAGTGATCGATGTCACTGGCTCTGAGTCTGCTGGCACATACATCAAGGGATGATCAAAGTGGAGCGGTAACTGCATGGAGTCATTGTGCTTGGCTCACCCAGCTGGCTGGCAACTAATCCCCATCTCTCCATGTCGAGATATCGGATAATGTTACTCAGCGGTAACGCTGGCTGGCGAAGTAGCTAGCTTTAGCTAACTCTGTCTGGCTCATTGCTGGGCGAGACTGGAAAAGAACGAGCCACCATTATAAACTGATTATCAAATAATTGGAAGGTTTTTCTCAACTATCTCTCCATGACCCTGTTTTCCTAGTGTTGTCCATAGTATTGATAGTCAACGACTTATGAAACGAGCTAGAAGGTTAGCTAGAGGATTAGCTAGAAACTGAGACCAAAGTGATACCACTAATATGGGTGTTTGTAGTGGGATTCTTGATACATTTCCATAAGGAGAAACATTTTACTACCTCATATGTAACACAAGTAATTGATAACCAGTGACTTAGCTAGATTAGCTAGGTTAGCTAGGCTCAGATGTGTCCATAGTAGCTGTATACCAACGACTTACGTCAGTTTGTAGTGGAAATCTGGATACATGGGGAGGAGGGGGTCTGCAAAAAGTTGCGACAGAATTTCTATATATATATAAACAACCCCATAAAAAAATTGACATTCCGATTGGCTTTAGCTTGACAATCCAAAGCCCAGAGGTCATAAGCACAGTTCATGAATGACATTGAAATCAAATTCGCGGGTGCTATAATCTTCATCTCCCTTATAATTATATATATAATGTATGTATAATGGTATAGGTGTTGCAAAATTGCAATGGGTTATTGCAGAATTGCAATCCGTTATCGCAAAAATGAAATAGAGTATGGAAAAGCCAATTGCAGAATTGAAACAGGGTGACGAGAAGGACGAGTTGATGCAAAGCATCTCTAATGCTATTGTCACCATCCAGCGTGAGAAAGAAGCATCCAAGATCAAAAGCCTATCTAGGCACAACCCAGAGAAGGTAGCTAAGATACTTTACCTGCACGCACTGGGCTGTTCGCAGACGAACATGATCCGCAGGCACAGCATACCTAGGACTACCGTGGTAGCTGTATTATCGGACTACTCGGATCACACAAACTCCTTCCGCGAGCTAGGAGGGCAATTAGCCGCTAGGAGCTATCTTAACCTAGAATCCCTAGAAGAAGATATGATTGATGCCCTTAGAGTAAAGCTGGAAGGTGGCTATGAACCAGAGTTCAGAGACCTAAAAGAGATATCAATAGCCAAGGCAAACTCCCAGAGACAAGCTATGACCGCTAGGGGCGAGGCTTCTCAGGTGGTTGATGTAAAGAATATATATACAGCGGAGGACTACAAGGATACACTGGATGCCGCTAGAAAGCGTATAGAGCAAATAAGGGAGGGAGCCATCGAAGCCCAAGTAGTAGAAGGGGAGGATTCAGTTGGATCAGGAGATTCTTGATAAGCTAAAGGAAATACTTGGGGAACACTACCCCAACTACCTAATAGTAGTTCTGGACGAGGAGGGCGAAGTGCAATCCGAATACACGACGGTATCCGTAGCTAGGATGTTACTCAGAGAGGCATCCTTGGATTTTAGGGACGACAATGTAGAAGTAATTTGGGACGAAGAATAATGGAACTAACATTCACCCCGCACCCCCTAATAGAAGCCCCCACAGACGAGGAGATAGTCCTTCTGGGGGAGAGTGACCCCAAAGCCCTGCAAGAGCTTCATAGGGTGCGTGAGGGGCTTATACGGGCATCTCAGGAGGACCCCCTGCGTCAGGGGTTTGACCTAGAGGGCTGGGGGAGGATAAGGAGGGGTCTAAATGAATACAACGAAGTCCTAGCCCTAGGAGGAAATAGATCGGGGAAAACCACGGGGTGTGCAAAGCTCGTAATGGAAGCCGTTACCAACAATCCCGACGGACACATCGTTTGCTTCAGCCAGAATGCGGACACCTCCGTCAAAGTTCAGCAAGCCGCAATTTGGGAAATGATGCCCAAGGAGTTCAAGAAGAAGACCAAGAGCATAGAGGGATACATAAACTTCTCCATGCAGAATGGATTCACGGGGAGTAGCTTTATCTTTCCAGACACTAGAACAAGAGTGGACTTCAAGACATACACCCAGTTCTCCAACAATCAGACTATTTTAGAGGGCTTTGAGTTCGGCTTCAAGAACAACCCAGAGCTAAACATAGGTAGCTGGCTGGATGAGTATCTGGGGGATGCGGCACTCGTAAACACACTACGCTTTCGCCTAGCTACTAGGAATTCAAAAATGCTACTGGGGTTTACACCCATCGACGGCTTTACACCCTTTGTAGCTGAATACCAAAAGAACGCAAGAACCATATCTACCAAATCCGCAGAACTCCTTCGGGGAGAGCAAGTCCCCGTCGTTCAATATGCCCCATCTAGGGATGCCGCTGTTGTCTACTTGCACTCCGACGAAAACCCCTTTGGGGGATACGAGCGTATCAAGAAGGACCTAATTGGTCGTCCAGACGAGGAAATCATGGTTCGTGCCTACGGAATCCCCGTCAAGAGTATTACTTCTTTGCTACCCCTATTTTCCACTGAGGTGCAAGTGCTGGGCGAGGAGGAAAACGCTGTGGGGATGACGTTCCCAGACGTATCGACCGATGAATACACTCACTACCAAGTAGTTGATCCCGCGGGCAATAGAAACTTCTGTGCCTTGTGGGCGGCAGTAAACGAACTCGGAGAGATATATATAACCAAGGAGTTCCCAGAGAGGTCGCAATACGGAGAGTGGGCATTGTTCGGGGAGAAGTGGAAGTATGGTCCAGCTTCCAAAAAGATAGGATACGACGTTCAGGGATACTGCGAACTCTTTGCGGATATTGAGGACGAGTTAGGGATAGAGGTATTTGAACGCATAGGGGACTCCAGATACTTCGCTAGGGAGAATGAGAACAACTTGGACTTATTTGCTTCCTTTGAGGAGTTCGACTTCCACTTTGTTCCCTCGGATGGAAGACAGGAGCAGATAGGTATACAGGCACTGGACGAATGGTTTAGCTATAACCCCAATAACGAACTGGATGCCGCAAACAAGCCCCGATGCTTTATACACGATTCCTGCGAGAATCTAATAGACAGTCTTATTAACTACAACGCACAAGGAAAGTCCGATGAAGCCCTCAAGGACTTCTTTGACTTAATACGCTATTTAAGAATGGCAAATGCTGGAGATGGTCCAATTCACTACACGGATTATGACTTCCAACAAGTAAAATCAACAGGAGGATACTAATGAAACAAAAAGAACTAGCAGAAAAATACGGGGTAACTGCACCCAAAATAGGTAAAATACGCAAAGAGGTGTGCAATGATGAAGATTACTGCACAAAAACCAGAGAACTAACGGATTCTGGTGTAGCAAAAATTGAAGAGTATTTCAATAAGCAAGATGATGCAATCATCGAACCCCAGTTTGTTAGGGTTCAGGCGTTGAACCCCACCCCGAACCCCTTGTTCTGGTTTTGCAAACTACTTGAAAAACCCGTAAGAAAAGTTAGGGTGTCTATTCCCCATACGCACAATGGAATAATGAGACGCAACCTAATTTTTAAGGCACAGGTTATTAACAAGAACGACGAAAACTTTTACCGCCATGAGATTATCTACAATAGAGAGTTCCAGCGAGAGCAAAGACTTAAAGAGATTCGCTAGTCGTCACTCATCAGCGTTTATTGACTGGGAAATAATGTATCGTGTATATAATGATATATACGAAGAAATTCCCCTGCACGATTTTTTGGACATAATATCCAAGGACTACCAATGGTATACAACATTTTTAAATAACATCAAAGTTCGCCTACAAAAATAAATTGCACCTGCTATAATTAACGATTTATGGAAGACAAAGAGCTAGAAGCCTATTACGTCACATCAAAGCCCGACATTAACGAATTAAAGCGTGATTATGAATCCGACGTAACGGATTTAAGTGCTTATGTTTCTCAGTGCCAAGATAGTTACAACAATCGAAACGCAGAGTGGTTGGGTAAAAACAACCAGCTAGTTAAAAGCGGAGAAGATGCGTTCCCTTGGGACGGGGCGTGTGACACAGAGGTAAGACTAATAGAGCAGTGCATATCCACATACGTGGGGCTAATGATGAACGCACTTAGCAAGAGTAACATCCGTGCTTATCCCACGGAGTCCTCTGACATTAAGCAAGCTGGAGTTATTTCTTCTTTCTTAAAGTATATGCAGAAGTCATACATACGGGACTTCCGTTCGGAGTGCGAAACCGCGGCTAACAACTTGCTAGAAAAAGGTATTGCAATTACCTACGTGGACTGGGAGATGAAATCCAGAACTCATGACGAAGAATTCAACCTAGAACTAATTCAAGAGGTAGCTCCAGAGCTATATGAACTTCTAGCTGACGAAAACCGCGATGATGAAACAATCGCTATGATGACGGATATGTTTGATTATGTGGATGCCCGTAAAGCAAAGTCCGCATTAAAAGAACTAAGGGATTTTGGAGTAGCAAAAATACCAGTAGCTAAAAAGGATGTCTCAAGACCCTTCGTGGAATCAAAGTTCTCTGATATTGATATTGTTATTCCTAGCTACGTTACGGATATTCAACGCTCACCCAGAGTGCATATGCGAGCATTCCTTACACCCCAAGAAATTGAAAATTGTGTAGAAACCAAGGGATGGGATAAGTCAATAGCAGAGGAGTTAATTGAAAACCATAGGGGTTTTGATTACTCTGGAATGAATCAGACTACATATAGTTCAATGAAATCCTCTCAAAGTAGAGGGGGTTCAAATTATGGAATGTCTGGAATGAATGACTCCAAGGACTTAATTGAAGTTGTTTACACATACCGCAGGCTTATTGACACCAAGAGCAACTCCGAAGGAATTTATTTGACCGTATGGAACCCAAGGCTAACTACGGGGCATTTAAGCAATGAGCTTATGTCTGGGTATGATGAATACCCCTTTGTTCTTACTCGTTTAAGTAACGGGGGAAAAAGAGTATACGATGTAAATACATTTAGCGATCTTCTCAGGGGTCCGCAAAAACAAATGAAGACACTTAGGGATGGTTGGAGTGATCAAATGGCTTTGGCTGTTGCACCACCCCTACTACACCCAGTGGGTCGCCCACCAGCACAAATGGGTGCAGGTGCATGGATTGGTGTTCGTGCAAACGAAAAGTTTGAATACATGAATGTCCCCAATACATCTTCCGCGGCTAGCCAGCTAGAGAAGTATGTTCAACAGGAAGCCATGGATTTGGTGGGACTAAATGAGCAAAGTCAGCTAAGTCAGCAACGTCAGCAGTTCTTTATCGATAAATTCCTTACGCACTGCTCAAGCATTTTAAAATTAGCTTACAAATCGTTCCTAGTTTTTGGACCCGACGAAAAGTTCTTCCGAGTAACTGGCTATCCAAACGAACTCGTTATTTACAAGTCCCCAGAGGACGAGGTTATAGATGTTTGCATATCCTTTGATGTCCAAAACCAAGACCCAGAGATGATGAAAGCCAAGATACAGTCCATACTTGAGCTAGCTAGAAACTCTCCGAATAATACTTTTAATCTACAAGCCGCGGAGCAATTAGCGGCTAATGCAATTGATCCAAGTATTGCTGATGTTATTATTCAGCCCGAAGGTCAAGGGCAGGAAGAAATGGTTAAGGATGTTACTGATGACCTTACTAAGATATACGCTGGCATTCCAGTGGGTGCTAGACCCAACGGTGGTCAGATAGCTATGCAGGTCGTTCAGGAATATACCAGCCAAGAGGGAATTCAAGCTAGACTTCAAAGCGATCCAGCTTTCTTAGCTAATCTACAGAATTACTCCGCACAATACCAACAGCAGGTTGTTCAACAACAAAATGCAGAGATTGGAAGACTTGGAACTGCTCCCGCAAAGATGGGTTCAGTTGACACTCAAAACATAGGAGAATCCTAATGTCAGTAAAGAAAACCGATAGCCTAACGGAAGCAGTGAGCTTCTTATCACAATATGAACAATATCAATACATTTTACAATTTATTAAAGAATGCAGGGAAACAAAGTTTCACCTACTTGAAGAAAGTCTGGATGCGTCTGAAAGAGCTGACGCAAAAATTATTGGAGGAATGATCGAAGACGATTACCTCATTAAAGTCCTAACACCCCCAAAAGATGGCTAGTCCTAAATCAAGTATGCGTTGCGGAGAAACCCGCAGAAGCACGCGAGCTGGAAAAAAAATCATGAAGCTCTATTGCTCTGGGGGCAAAAAGAAGCTGGTTCATGCTGGGGCATCTGGGTATGGTCACAACTACTCACCAGCCGCTCGTAAAAGTTTTAAGGCTAGGCACAAATGCTCAACCGCTAAATCAGGAACAGCCAAACACTTGGCTTGCACAAAACTCTGGGCAGGCAAGGGAGGAAGCAAGAAATCATCACCAAAATCAAGAAAAGGAAAATACTAATGGCAATAGGAAAAGCAGTATCATACGCGGCAAATCAATTAGCAAAAAAAGGAATACGACTTATTTCTGGAGGAGCTGGTCAAAAAACAACTCAGGGAATGCTTGGGGGTGCTGGTAAGGCATCCAAGGCTGGCGTAGAATCCATGGGTTCCATGAAAACCATGCCCAGCCCGCTGGGTCGGATTCCAAAAACTCCACCAGCCAAGGGTGAAGTAGAAACCATGAAAAAAATCTACAAGAAAAAATAGATAGTGATATAATATTTATTTCAAAACTTTAAAATTATGATATTAGGTAAATTAGCATCCATGGGAATTAATGTGGCAAAGAGAGCCGCTAAACCCGCATTTAACAAAGCTGTAAGCAAGTTCCAACAAGTGGACTCCGCGTTGGTCCGCAAAGTTAACAATAAGATTATGCCCAAGCCAGCCCTTACTCGCGATATGAGCGTGTCGGCAAAGGTAAAAGCTGTTGATGCCGCGGCTAATTCCAGCAGGAACTTAGCTAAAACCATTGTTCGTTCAAGCTATGTAGCGGCTCCAGCGTATGTTGCTTTTGAGGCGACTGGGGGAGCTAGGAACACAAAGCCCCAAAAACCAGCTTCCAAACCAAAGCCATACGACCGCAAGATAGGACCCGCACCTACTACACCTACCGCACCTACCGTAAAGAAAAACCCAGTTAAAAAACCAGTTAAAAAAGCGGCAAAACGCATGACTAGTGTTCCAACTGTAAGAAATCGCAGAACACCCACTACGGGTCCAAAGACTCAAGTGGAAGTTGGATCATCTATAATTCGTGATCGAAAAGGAGCAATTAAAAAGGTTAACGCACCCACTGGTAAAAAACCAACTAGCAAATATGCTCGCATGAATACTGCTCAAATAAATAGACTTGGTGGAATGGAAAGACGTAAATACAAGAAGTGGAAGGCTTCTCAATCTAAATAACAATTAACACTATATTATTATGGCAGTAGCAGGAAAAGGAATACTCGCGGCAGGAAGTGCATTATCGCGAAAAGCGTCATCCGCACTTGTAAAAAGGGCGGCTAAACGCAAGGCTGAACGCCTCGCAAAAGAAAAAGTTAAGAAAAACGCGGAACGTGCGGCAAAACGTGCGGCTACAAGAGCCAAGGAAATCAAGGCGGCTCAGGATAAAGCAGGTCGTGCAAAGAGGAACAGATCAAAGGTTACTTCCAGTAAACCCAAGACATCTGGCAAAACAAAGAAACTGACCCCACGCGAAGAGCGAGGCTTGGGATCAAATCGGGCTATATCTTTAGCTAGGAAAATTGGTAAAACAAATACGATTACCCGTAAAATTTCAAGGTATCCTAAAAAAATAGTTAAAAATAAATTTGTTCAGATGTCCGCTATTAGTGGAGTTTCTGCATATGGAGGAGCAAAAGCCGCTGGGGGTTCATCTTCCAATACAGTTTCAAATAAAAGCTCATACACGCAAGCTGATTACGACGAAGCCCGTAGACGTATATACGGACGTTAAATTCAGTTTGCTATAATACACTTTCGCCTCACTGCTTGGCGTAAAACTGCAGAACAGTATTATGGATGAAACCGCAACTGAGGGTAACGATGTAGCCCTCCACGAAGAAGATGCATCGACAGTCGAACAAGCCAAACCGCAAACGCTGGAAGATATTCGGAAAGCACGAGTGGAAAAGCTAACTCCAACACTGGAAACAGTAGAAGAGCCAGAGGAAGTCAAGGAAGAGGAACCCACGGAAGAAGTATCCGAAGTGGAGAAAACAGAGGAGACGGAAACTAGCGAAGTTACTGAAGAGGTAGAGGAAGGCGAAGGCGTTCTTTCACAGATTGATTGGGATGAGATAGATGATGACTCTCGTTCGGAAATCGCTATACAAGCCATGGAAGTGCTACCACCAGAAAAACTTGGTGAGCTGGCAAAGAAAATGGGCAGTGGTAGTGGTAAACGAATAGGGGAACTGACTTCTCAAATCAAGGAACTCAAGAGTGAGTTAGATAGTAAAAATGCCGCTTTATCAAGTAGCTTGGATACCGTCATTGCTCCCAGAAATGCATTAGCTTCGGTCACTACAGAAGACGAACTAGAAAGCATTGAAAAGGAAACAAAGGACAATATCCGTTATTATCAACGCTGGCTAGCTGGGGACGAAGATACATTTGAATACAACGGGGGTGAATACACTCGTAGTGATGTTGTTCAATATATATCTAGTCTACAGGATAAATACGATGATCTGCCTAAGCAGAGAAAGTATTTAAAACGACTAGCTAACGCTCAAAAAGAGGCAGAGGAATTATCTTCCAAAGCCCAAGATGAGTTTACTTGGCTTGGGGATGACGAATCACCAACTCAGCTTGAATACAAGAAAATGATTAGCTCTGAGGACATGGCAATTGTTTCCAAGGTAGCTCCAGCATTAGCCGCAAAACTGAAATATCAGTTGGCTCATGCCGCAACTAACATGGTTAAACCAAAAGCCACCCGAAAGAAAAAGATCATTATTCCTAAAAAAGTTCCACGAAATGCAGTAAGTGGTAGCACAGCTACTAACTCACGAAATACAGTGGAATCCAACAATGTTAAGAAGTTGAGAGAAGCGGCTGGTAAAGGAAACCTTATTGCGGCTCGCCAATTACGGCAACTACAAATTAACTCTCGTTACAAATAAATTAACTCAAATTAACTCAAAATAAATTAATATCATGGCATTTGATAATACATACACAGGTCTACCGACAGCCGATACAGGCTCCAATGTAGGCAATCGCGAGCAGTTGTTAGACCTAACTACTGTTCTTGCTCCCCGTCAAGCTCCCGTTTACGGCATGCTTCCTAAACAAGCCGCAACTGCGGACTTGGTTGAATGGACCGTTGATGGTCTTCGTGATGCAACTGCGGACAACGCTGTTGCTGAGGGTGTAGACGTAGATAGTGCTACTGGCTTTGACGGTCAGTTCACTAAGCTAGCTCGCTTGGGCAATCGCCTTCAACACTTCCGCGAAACATTCGCTGTTACAAAGAAGCAAGAAATCATGGACTCCGTTACTCCAGTCCGCATCCAAGAAGCCGAAGAAAAAGCCGCTTCCCAAGTCCTTCGCGACATTGAGAAGTCAATTTGCTCGGACAATGTTGCTGTTACTGGCAACGGAAGCACTGCAAATGAGTTTCGTGGACTAGGTCAATGGATCAACAACAGCCCAACTGCGGATGGCGTTCAAGCCGTTCCTTCGGACTTTGTGACTCCATCTGCATCTATTATTGGTGATGAGTCTGGCGATGGTGCTTTAGAGCTAACTGAAGCCCGTTTCAACAATATGCTCACAAGCATTTTCCAAGAAACTGGTGAGCAAGGTGACCACGTTCTTGTTGCTGGCACATCTGTCCGCAACGAAATCGTTGATGGTTTCACTCGCGTGTCTCCAACTGCTACTCAGTTCAACCAAGGTGATGGTTCTGAAGTCAACTACAATGTTGAAATCTTCCAAGGTCCTTATGGCATCGTGAAGATCATCTCTGGCAATCCAAAGTGCCTTGATCACAAGCGTGCATACCTCCTCGACCCAAGCCTACTTGGATTCGCGGAAGCAATGAGCATGGGTTCAACAATGCTTGAAGACCAAGGTGGAGGTCCTCGTGGCTACATCGACACAATGGGAACTCTTATCTGTAAGGGTCCCAACGGTCTCGGTAAGATCACGGACTTCGCTACCGCTTAGTCCTATTGACAATTCTGGGTTAGGGGGTTTAATACCCCCAACCCTTTTTGTTATGCCAGAACTACCATCAGAAGAAGAACTCATTGAGAATCAATTTAAGATTCTTAACGCTAAGTCCGAAGAAATATTTAATCCCAAAGCTCAAGAGCAAAGGATTAGATTAGCTCGGAAATCAGCAAACAATTTTAGGGGCAAAAATCACCCCATCTTTGGCAAACACATTGGTAGCGTGCCAATGAATGAATACTACGCTATGAATAAAAAATACGGAGTGGGCTTCTCTAATGATGACGAGTTCATGAAGTATTTAAACAACAAAGTCCTTATGCCCAACGGCATGGCGGCAAGTAAATTATAATGGCTCTTCAGAATTCAACGATACAAGAACTCAGGGATTTAACTTTTGCGTTAATTGGAAGAGAATACGCAAACACCTCTGCTAGCTACACTAGACTTATTTCCCTTTGGAATTATGCGGCTAATAAAGCACACAGGGCTACAAATTACTGGGAACGCTATTTGGTTATTGGCGATGAACGCGAAGTAGATAATAAAAATCAAATATCCAGAACGCAGGACGGCAAGGATTCCATTGACACGTTTTTAAGGATTTACAAAAACAACCCCAAGGAGGCAAGGGGCGGTGATTATAAATTTGTTGTAAATTCTCAAGGAGCAACATTAACTGGGGGTGCTGGCAAGACATCCTCTGAATTGCTGGACTTATATGAATCTCAGGACGGGGATTCATTTTATTTGCAACCCGATTCAAGTTCCAGCGGTTCATCAGGTAACCCAACTGCATTCGTAACTTACAAAAAAACACTGAATTTAAAACTAGGAAAACAGCAGGGGGGCAATACGACAATACCCGAAGAATTTATGGCATACATGGCTCACTACGCGGCTTACACTTGGCAACGCAGTGTTGAGCAAAACGCAAGTGACTCAAACTTTCAGCTATCCTTGGCTTTGGTCAATTCAGTTCTTGAAGATGAGCTAGCTAAAATTTCCGATCAAAACATCGCAAACTCGTATATTGTTAAAAATGTGCGAAACAACTACAACCAAACAATCATATAATCATGTCAACACCCGCATTTACAGAACAAAGTCTAGGCAAGCGTGGTAGCAGAGTAATTACTGCTGGAGCGGCAGTCGAGGGTAATTTCGCAATTATCGTTGCTGGTCCCAGAGGAGCTGAATTGTCAGCTATTACTTGCTCAAACAAAGAAGACGCAAGTGATCTTGTTGGAACTCTTCCCGCTGGCTACACCAGCTACGGAAACTTCACAAGCATTACGGTAACTGGAGCAACTTCATCAATCGAAGCATACAACGCTTAGTGCCATGCAAATGTCTTTAGCACTAGGTATGTCAGTTAGTGATACTACTGTTGTGGTATCCCAGAACGTAACCCCATAAGTAATTAGCTATGTCAAATTTTAAAGTATCCTCGGACGTTGATGAAATCCTACGCAAGTCTACAAAAGCAGAGGTAAATGCATTTTTGGGCGTAAATACAATTAAGAGCAACACGGATACAAACACCGCAGACATAGCTACAAACACAAGTGCCATTGCACTTAACACGGCTAAAGTTGGTATAACAACATCACAGGCTTCGGCTATTGCGGTTAACACTAACAAGGTTGGCATAACGACAGAACAAGCAACTGCCATTTCGGACAACACAGCGGATATAGCTAGTAACGTAACAAATATAGCTACAAATGCAACAAATATAGCTACTAACGTAACAAACATTGCTACTAATGCAACAAACATTGCTACTAATGCTACTGACATTGGCACAGCTAACACGAACATTGCTACTAACGTAACAAATATAGCAACTAATGCTACAGATATAGCAACCGCCAACACAAACATAGCTACAAATGCCACGGATATAGCTACAAATGCTACGGATATAGCTACAAACACTACTAGCATTGCTGGTCATACTACTAACATCGACCAGTTAAACGATGATTCGGCAATACATGGCACTGGAATTGACTCACTTGCTAGTCTAAAAGCTCCACTGGACTCACCAGATTTTACTGGGGATGTTGAATTCAAAGCCAGCACTTTTTCTGATCCTAACCCACCCAATGTTTTAACTGTCCAAAATAATGGATATGTGGGGGTTAACACTAGTTCTCCAAGTTATGACCTTGAGGTAGTCGGAGAAATAAGGACAACTGGAACTTCTGGTCAAATTTACACGGGGGATTTAACCGTAAATAACTCTCTTTACGGAGGCGATCTTTTTGTAGATAATATTCTTTGCGGTGATTTGGATGTTAGCGGAGAAACTACTTTTAATGATGATGTTACTTTTTCTGGAAACGCTAGTTTAACTGGAAACATAGACGTAAGTGGACAGCTTAATGCAAGTCAAACAATTGACTGTCCGCAAATATTGGCAACTATTGGAACGATTGGAGACGTTCAGATTACTAGCACAGACTTATTATTTGAAACAAATAATTCTAATAGCGTTAAACTTTCCAACGGTGGAATGACTCTTTCTCAATCATCTACAAGTTTGATAAAAGAGGATTGCTACTTTAAAAGCGGTGCGGTTAGACTTCAAAGAGCATCTTCCACTGATGACGAGATTTTAATGCGTTATCTAGGGCAAAACAGCAATGATTTTGTTATTCAACAATTTTCTGGGGGCAACGAAAAAGGTCATATAAAATTCTTGGGAAATACTACCGACGGAAGCAAGGTAAGACTAGAAGCCGACCATGTAGATATTGGATTTAATCAGAGAACGGGGTTTGAGACTGACTTAGTAAAAATATACAGCGACACTAACATTATAGCTAACAAGAAATTAGTATTCAAGGATTCTAGGACTTCCAATGAGGGATTGATTTTTGAACATTCTGGAACTGATGCTCCTACCATTCAATTAGGAATGTATGGTTCATCTGGGAGTTCAGATTTTGGAAAATTTAAGTTAACTCACACGGATAGTTTTTCGACTACATCTGACGTAATATGTGTAGAAAAAGACAACAATTACGTTAGAATGGAATCCCCAAGGACGGAGATGAATGATGCTCAAATTGACGGAACTCTAAGTGCATCTAATGGAAACTTCCAAACAGATACATTTGGAAACTTATATAACGTATCAAACATTATATCCGACGGAGAAATTGAGTCAGTTAGTTTGTCAACAAGTGACGTTATTGAATGCGGTGGTCAAGCTACATTTGAAGACGATGTTGAAATTCAGGGAAGCCTTGATTGCGGATCGTTAAGCGTAAGTGGAAATGTTTCATGGAATGGAGATGTCACAATTGATGGATACACAAAAACTGGGTCCTTTGATGGAAGTTCCAACTACCCATCTTCGCCCTCTGCTGGTATGATTATTTTTGACAACAGCACAAATGTTAACAAATTTTATGGATACGATGGAACTCAGTGGAACGAATTGGGTTAATGGAAATATTTTTAATGAATGATATTATATACAAATCTACGATTGGAACGGGGGGGTTTATAGCCACCATCGAACTATCTCCCATTAACGAATTGCTTGGATTCCTTGTGGGTCTAGCTACCTTTATTTATATGACTGCATCCGCAATCAGGGTAATTAAAGAACTTAAAAAGAAATAATGACCCCAGAACTAATAGCAATGCTCGGAGGAGGAATCAGTGGCTTCGTAATGAAACTCATTGGCACTCAGATGGAAAGTCAAGCTCGGCAGTTTGAGCGTATGATAGCGTCCCAGCAAACAGCGGATGCCTCAGCGGATGCCGCGGCTAAACGCAGTGGTGGCGTGTTGGTTCGCAGGTTCCTTGTTGTATCTACTGTATTTGCCATTGTAATAGCTCCCTTTGTCTTTGCGTGGACTGACGTAGGGGTAAGCATAGCTAGAGAAACAAACGGCTTTCTAGGGCTATTTAAGGGCGTTAAATGGGATACTGTTCAGGGATTTGTTATTTTACCAGAAATTAGGCAAACCGCCTTAGCCATCGTAGGATTTTACTTTGGTTCATCTCAAATTAAATGAATGAATTTCTTCAAATTATATCCTCTATTACGCCAGTTCTAATTGGTATTATTACACTAATTATTGTGCTAGCTAGGATGCATTACAACCTAGAGGCTCTCACAGAAAAGGTAAAGGTTCTTTTTGATTTTCACAATAAAAGAAAAAAATAAATATGAGTCTATATGAAAACATAAACAAGCGTAAAAAAGCAGGAAAAAGTCGCTCAAAATCTAAGTCTACAATTTCGGATAAGGCTTACAAGAACATGAAGGCTGGGTTTCCTAAAAGAAAAAAGAAAAAGAAATGAGCATAGGAAACGATAATATACATCAGCAGGGAGAAATCCCAGAAATTATTAAATTACCCAATAATCGCATTAGGGTAATTCGTCGTTTTCAGAAGTTTACCAGAGAGGATGTTGACAATGTAAACTTGGGTTCCCTTATGGGAGATTTTGGTGATTTGGATACAGCCGACGAACAGGTTGTCAATCAGGGGTATAGCAATTGCCGTCTAATTTCAGTAGAAGTAGACACTCGCTTTAATCAACAAGCAAATGCGGATAACGCGGTTCTTGTAAAAACCTATGAAACTCTAACAAATCAATTTGTAGAAATTAGTAGCGACACCCAAGAGGTTGGAGAAAGTAATTTAAAAAAGATAACAAAAGTTTATCGTGCAATATCTGGGACCACTAACTCTAACACGGTGGGGACTACTCTCCTAAACCCAATAGACCCAGCGGACACCGAGGCAGTTTCTGATGGAATTATACTAGCTAGCTCTAAGATAGAGGACAACACTGGGTTTGCGGAATTAACAGAGGAATACATAGAGTCAGGCGTTCTTAGTTTGTCTCAAAGTCATCGATACGGAAACAAGGTAGAAGTATATTCTGTTGAAGGAATAAATATAACGGCAGACCAAGCAAGAGCCGCAATTACTGATCTTCCAGCGGATGCTAAATTCTACGGGAAAAAAATATCTAATTTACTTGGTCTAGAAACAAATACCTTTGAATTCTTTACTGGCAGTGGAGTAATTTCTAATCTTGAAACCAAATCCCACAACAACAAGTTAATTAGAACTACTATTGTATCAATAGACGACGAGCCAGTTGAACCCGATGGTTCCGTGCTAATTGAAAGCAAATCAGAAGCCAGAGATGAGTTTGTTTTATATACATATACTTTTGTTTCAGGGCAGGGGATTGTATCTACAGAGACATCAAATAAATATGGAGCTACTTTGGATGTTGTAACAGTAACATCAATAAACCAGATACCCACTGTTCCCTCAGGTGCTTTTACAAAGGAAGCCATGGTTAGAGAAGAAGCTGGATATCTTTTATATTCAACAACATATGTAAGCGGTCAAGGGGAAATAGGAAGAAGTTCTGAAACCAAATATAACAAAAAACTTACAGTAACAACAATAACTTGCATTAATAAAGTTCCCGAACTTGAAGCAACTCTAGTTAAATCAAGCATTCAAGAGGGGGAATATGGAACCGTATACACCTACACCTTTGCTTCTGGTGAGGGGGAAATAGGATCAACTGATGAAAAAAAATATAACAGCAAACTTACAATAACAACAAAAACAAGCTTAAATAAAGCTCCTAATACTTCGGGATACGTTTTTAAAACTAATGTAGTTCAAAGTGAATATGGAATCATTTACACCTATTCGTTTGCTGAAGGTTCAGGAGAAATAGCAGAAGTAACAACTAGCAAGCATAATGGCAAACTTTTAATTAAAGCGAAAACTTATTTAAATGATCCTAGTCCAACCACACCAAGTGAATATGTTTTAGTTAACACTGATTCAAATGACGGAGATTATGGAACTGTTGTAACTTATACTTATGCTAAAGGTAGAGGGCAAATATCTTATAGCACTGAAAACAGGAATGACGGATCAGTAGTAAAAACATATGTATATTTAGGCGAAGAAGAAAAGCCCCCCGAAGAAAATAATTCAGATTATTACTTATTAGAACAATCGGTTCAAGCGGCAGAGGGCTATGATATTTATACATATTATTATTATAAAAAGCCATCGGATTACGATGTAGATGTTGAAACTACTTGGAATAAACCGTCATATTTAGCTTGGGACAGAGAACAGGGGTTTCATATTGGAACAGTGGGTTCAATGGACTCCATAAGTGCTACATCAAAAGTTACATTTACTGTAGAAGTGCCCTCAGGAATTCCTGTTTCTGATTTAAGCGTAAGTTGTGTTGCTAAGGAGCAGGTGAAATATAAGGATGGGACAAGGTTAGTTAGGTCCACTGTTTTTACAAATACTTATCACGACAATGCTGGCTCGACTGTCACTAATGGAGAATATCTAGGAACCGCTGTTTCATCTGGGACTGTAGATTCCTATGGTCAAAGTTTACCAACAGGGAAAGTAACTTTGGGTTGGGAAAGTGTTCCGTATTTTTATGCAGGGGGAACCACCATTTGGAAAACAACGCACACAACTGCATCCATATAAAATGAATAAAAATTTTCCAGTAGGAGATTGGTTTCCATCAAAATTATCAATTACAAAATTTGAAGGGTCAACCGAGTCTACTCAAGAAAACCCTCAACCACGAAGGGGAGAAGATCATGGATTTAGAATACATTATAGCAGGGGCAATACAGCTGAAAAAGTAGTTGTATCCTATGGAACGGTTACTGGTTCAAGCGAAGCCCCAATTTCTCCTCCTCAAGTTGACATAGACCTTGACAGAGCAACAGAATTCAGTTACGGAAAAACTCTTTATTTAAATGTAACAATTGATGAAGACGGTCAACCTTCAAGTGCTAATATATCAACTTCCAAGGGAAGTGTATCAAGAACTAAGGCTGTTACGGTCATTGGATCAGTTTCCAATGAAGGAGAAATTGTTCAAATATTGCGTTCTGGTGGCTTAACTCTTTTTTCCTGTGGGGAAAATAATTTCCTTATGGCTAGCTCTCTTTATATGTAAATATAATCATGGGAACCGATTATAAAACTCCTGCCACCTCAATAGGAGGTTTTAGTGAAGGTCAATTTTCTTGTCTTGATTGTCCGAGTTCAAAACCTTTCTATGTTTCTAGAGAGGACAATGATGTTAGCTATAGTTCACCCAAGCCTATTCCTAGCACTATTCAAGTTAGTTTTGCGTCAAACAGGAGCGGAAATGCGGACGGGTCGAGGGATTTTATTTATAAAGTGTATAAAGAGAAATACTCGCGGTGCATGATGCGTGTGCAATTTTCAAACAAACATTGGTCAGGTAGTTATTGCGGAACAAACTTTCTACCATCGGGGGGTGGAGCAAGATTATGCCCAGAAGACGAAGATGATCCTCCTGTTACTACAGACCCCCCCACAATAGGTGAAGAAGACGAAGATACTGGTTTAGACGATATACAAAAAGCTTGTGATGAACGAATGCAGAACTTGTTGGATGCTCAAGCTAAGGCATATGGTGCAATGGCAGACTCTTACGTCGATGCTCTTATGGATGACGATACTGCGGACTGGAGCGATAAATTTACCGCCCTATCTGAAGCTCAATTGGCGGCTCAACAAGCATTGTTAGACGACTGTGAGGCACAAAAAGAAGCATACAGAAATGGTGAAGATCAAGGTGGTATAGATGATGATGGCTACGACCCAACCATAACACCCAGTGATGGACTTGAACCCAGCGGTGGACTGCAACCAAGCGGTGGTATACAACCAAGTGGGGGACTACAACCAAGTGGGGGACTTCAACCCAGCGGGGGCATAACTCCCAGCGGGGGACTTCAACCCAGCGGGGGTCTGGAACCCAGCGGAGGTCTTCAACCCAGCGGTGGTATACAACCAAGTGGCGGTCTAGAACCCAGCGGAGGTCTTCAACCCAGCGGTGGTATACAACCCAGCGGTGGGTTGGAACCCAGTGGAGGACTTGAGCCAAGTGGAGGACTTGAGCCAAGTGGAGGACTAGAACCTAGTGGAGGACTAGAACCCAGTGGAGGACTAGAACCCAGTGGAGGACTTGAAGCTAATATTACATATGCAAGATTCAGGTCTGTATCCCAGCAAAAATACGCGGCACTAAAAGAATCAGAAAGCAGAAGTAGCTCATCTCCGTTAGAAGATACTACTTCCTCAGTGAGTTACAATCCCGACACGAGCAGAAATGATAATGACTCGCCTTCTTCTGGCGACGATCCGTATAAATTAAAAACAGAAGTTCGGTATGGGGGGTATACATCAAGAAAGGGGTGCGGGGTAGGCGGGAGTTGTGATAACTCATCGGAGGAAGACGATGAACCATCAAGCATACAACAATCAATAACAAAAACTGTAACTTATGAGGTGCGGAAGCTAGAAGATATAATTGCTGAAGATGAAGCCGCCGATGACGATCAAGCTCTCGCCGATGACAATGGAGAGTCCAATGAGGATAGTGAAAATGATGAGGATGAACCAGATGAATGGAAATGCCATCGGGAAACAGACGTAGGAACATGTGGATCACCATGCGTAGCCACTGGTTGCAAGGATGGAAACTCTGGATATCAGGGGACTAAAATAGTAATGAAAAACCCCATTCGATCAAGTCAGTTGTGGTCGGATTATAACACAAATGGGTCTGGAAGGTATAAAGAGTTTGAATATACAGTTCGGGAGCATTCTGTTACCAATTATGGGGGTTCAGCTGGACAAGAAAGGGGTGCTTATGGATCATGGAAGATGAACAAATCATTTTACAAACAGGGAACTGCAACGTTATACGGAGCAAAACCAAAACTTGCGGTTAAATTATATGGTTTAATAGTGGGGTTTTCATATATTTTTGGATACAACTTATACCAAAGAAAATTCAATGACCCACCTAATAGTTACACAATAAAAAAAGTTAGAATTCCTTTTGTTGCGGATGCAAATACAAAGGATTTTGGAAAAATTGTAGATCGATACAACAATAGGTCTTCCAACGAGGATGATTTTCGAGACAATCCACAAGATTTTTGGCAAGAAATGGAAAGTGTAACTTTACCAGTAACCGAGGGCTTTCATGCTATAGGAAATCTTGGTTTAATAATTGATTGGAATTCAAAAGATAATTGTAACGACTGGAAAAAAGTATAATAAATACTAAAAATGGAATACATAAGTGAAAATATAATGGAGGCAATTGTAGTGGAAAATATTTTTGGAGATTTAAAATTGTTAAAAAAGGAAGACTACGGACTGGTTGGATTAGAAAAAGATTCTAAAATAATTGAGGAAGGTTGGGAAGTATATGCAACTAAAATACATAACCCTCGCTATTTCTTATTTCATCCTGAGAAAAAAATAATAAACTTTAATTTTGTAAGGGGAGATGAAGTGTATGATTCTTTGGAATCAACAATTCTTAAACTAAAAAATAATTCTTCTAAATCCAAACAAAAAACTAGAGGATTGGGAGACGTAGTTGAAAAATTTGCAAAACCCATAGCAAGAAAAATAGACTCAATAGCTGGAACTAATATTGAGGCTTGCGGGGGTTGTAAGAAAAGAAGAGAATATCTAAACAAAAAGTTCCCCAGTGTCTAAGTAATTAATGATAAAGGAAATAGAAAATTTTATAGATAAATCAGAAGCTGATTACCTGATGGATTTAATTGATAAATTTGCTTATAAGTCTACGGTTGCGGGTTCTGGAGATCAACGCAATAAAACAAATACTGCCAGAACGTCATGCTCGGCAATGTTGGATAGCAAAAATCCTGTTGTAAAAAAAATTCATCGGAGGATTGCTAAATATTTAAATGTTCCAATTTCTAAGGGTGAAATCCTACAGGGACAAAGGTATGAAGCAGGTCAATATTTTAAAGAACATTACGATTGTTTTACGGGAGAAAACTACAACGAAAACTGTTTAAAATCAGGAAATAGAACTCACACTTTTATGTTCTATTTAAATGATGATTTTACTGGTGGCACTACAAATTTTAAAAACTTAAAAACGGAAATACATCCTAAAAAATACAAAGCTATAACTTGGAACAACTTACGCAAAGGAAAGCCAGATAGTTCAAAAATTCATAGTGGCGAAAAAGTCAAATTAGGAAAAAAATATATAGTAACATCGTGGTGGAGAGAGAACTAAAATTTAAACAATTTATGATACAATAGGATAATAATTATGGCTGAAGAAGAAAACAACAAAAAACTGCTACCCAAAGATCAACAGAACCTAGCTAATGCGGCAAAAGCGGCATCCGCTAAGGACTACGGGGGTTCAGATAACCCTACCCTAGAGGGACTTAAAAACTTTAGCAAGGATGCAGTTTCTGGGACGTTGGATGTAACTAAAGAAATTGCAAAGAATGCCGCGATGCAATTTGGATTAGGTGCTGGTGGTGGTGTTGTAACTAGCCCACTATCTAAAGTGCCTGTATTGGGAAGAATTCCTAGAGTCCTGAAGGGCGTAGCTGGAACTAGAGCATTAATTGCAGAGGCTTCAGCTACTGGGGGATTCAGACTTGGGCAAGAATTTGAAGAACAATACAGGGATACTCCAGTATTAGACAATCCTCTTGTTCGCGGAATGCAAAATGCGGCTGGGACATTCGTTTCTAACCTACCGTTTATAAAGCCAGATCAACCCAATGTATTGAGTCCAGATCAGATGAAAGCCCAATTGGATTTAAATGATGCTAGGGCAAAAGCTAGGGCTGAAGGAACTGAAATGCCCTTAAACAAAGGTGAATTTTCTGAACAGCCATCATTGGGACTCAACGGATACACCCCCTTTAACATTAGGGCTGGTGGAAATGCTCCCGCACCCGCTCAAACCGAAGCACCTGCTCCAACCGAAGCACCAGTTGCTCCCGCTGTTCCTACCCCCAGTGGTTTATCAAATCAATTTGAGGGATCGGCTTTAATGCGAGACGGAAGCACTAAAGGCAAACTTAGTGACGGAACTTCAAGGACAATGACTCCAGAAGAAATTGATTCCTTTGAGAAAGCCAGAGTAGCTGGAACAGCCAACGAATACTCTAAGCCCATGGGTGAATATCAAGACGTAGAGGGAACACAGGGTTCTGTTCAATTGCCTCTATCATCTACGCTTCAGCCTAAAATTTCTCAAGAGCAACTTACTCAACAGTTTGATGAAATGAGAAAATCTGGTTTAAGCACAGCGGAAAAAGAGCAGAAGTCCAAGGAATTAATGGCTAACTATTTTGCTAGCCAGAATGCAGATAGTCCGACTTTATCTGGGGGTTCAGGAAAACCAAAGATGAATGATCTTGAAGCAAAAATGCGTGTTGATTTTAAGGACTTTAAGGAAAGTGGCAAAGAGATGACTCCAGAAATGGAAAACAAAGCTAGTTTATTAGCAAACTCCGTTGGAAGAACCTTTGATCCAGAAACTGGTTATTCGGAAGAATTTAGTCCAGAAATAATGCGTATCTATCAAGAGGGCGTTAAGGATGGCGTTATTGATCCAGCTAGCCTAGGAAGAGAATCCCAATTGGATGTTGTTAATAGGGAACGCAATGAACGCCAAGAGCAAAGCAAACGCGAATACGAATCCAATCGTATTGTCATGGAGAGTGAAAGAGAAGCCCGAAAAGAAAGCGGAGGAGTAAGTATTAGGGTAGGAGGAGAAACTGTTCCAGCTACTAAAGAAAACAGAGCAAGACAGCAACAGGAAAAAGCACTTGGAGCAGAAGCCGACCGCGATGGTCTAAGGGGTGCTGAGAAAAAGCAGTTTATTGCTGATGGAATGCAAACAAGGAGAAATGATAGCTATCAACAGGACGTTGATCGCATTAAGGATCAACTTGATATATCTACAGCGGAAGCTGACCTAGAACTAAAGAGAAGAAAACTGTTGCCTGAAGCACCAGAGCGTCCAGACCCCTCTAAGGTTAGCAAGTTTATTGACACAGCATCGGACTTGGGTTTGACTTATGATGCAGAAACTGGTTTGTTCAGGGAAGATGGCACTGGAACATTTACTGACGATATATTAAACCCAAGCAGTCCCAAGTATGCTCAACTTCAACAAATGGAGGGTTCGGAATTCTTCTTACAGCCCCCCTCGGATGTAATGGACAATTACGAAGAACTTACTACTATAGCCAAAACAGATACAAATGGTTATGCTAGAGTTAAGGCAGATGATGGAAGAATATTCAAAATATATCCAGACGGAAATTACGAGCATACTGGTTACGAAAAACCATAATAAGTTTTAAAAAATATGGCTAAAATACTTACCCAAGAGGAGTATGACGGAGTAGCTGGCGAAAAAAAGCCATCTGGTTTTAAAATTCTATCGCAAGAAGAATACGAAGAAGCAATGATAGATAAGCCCACCGTGGGTGATTATCTAAGAGCTATCCCAGCTACGGGTGCGGACATTACTATAGGTGCAACCGAGGGACTTGCTTCTGCTATTGGTTCAGTTACTGGTGATTATGACCTAGCTAGGAACATAGCTGAAATCAGGACGGATGTAAACGATGTAATTATGGGGGATGCCCCTGAGTCCGTTAAAAGCGATTTTGCATATAAGCTGGCTTCTGGGCTTGGAAGCACTCTACCATATCTAGCCGCGGCAATTGTATCCAGACGAGGAGATATGATAGCTAAAGTAGCCGCTAATGGATTCTTTTTGGCATCCGCTGGTCAGCAAGTTCGCGACGATTACTTGGGAACGCAGGGCATAACTTCGGAAAATGCTACTGATGAACAGATGGCTGAATCCAACAAGGCGGGGGCTATCGGTGCTATTCCCATTGCTCTAGCTGAAAAACTGGGTGCGGGAATGATACTTCGCCCTTTCTCGAAGGGACCTATACCCGCTGGTAAAGTAATGGAACGCATTGCTCAGTATACAAGTGCTGGTTTAGGTGAAGCCGCAACGGAAGTTACGCAGTCTGGGATAATCAATGCAATTTCCGCATATGTAAGCAAGTATGACCCCAATCGCCCAATCACTCAGGGCATGGCTGAGTCCGCCGTTATAGGCTTCTTGGTTGGTGGAGGAGTAAATGCTGGCATTGATACGGTTGATCGTGCTATGACGCAATCAGACAGGCTGGAGGCTGGTGTAAAGGATGGAAGCATTAATGCCAAGGATGTCATTGACCCAGATATTGGGGGTCCTATGGCTGAAATTGCTATGCAAAACGGATCTATCCCAGAAGCGGAAAGTCTTCAGCAACTGGCAGTTACCGACCCCAATAGCTTTAAGGAGTTTGCTTCCAAGGTTCTAACGCCAATAAGCCGTAGGTTGGGTCGTGCGGGAAAAGAAGTTGTCCGCGAGTTTAGAAACTTTGAAAGAAACACTGGCGTAAAAATAACTGAATACAAGAAAGCAGTTAATCCATTTAGCCAGCAGATGATAGAGCTAAGAAAGAAAAGCCCAGAGGACTACAGGCTTCTATCTTTAGCCCTAGCTAATGCAAACGAGCTAGCTACTTCGCTTCCCGATAGTGTGCAGAAGAGCATGGAGAAAAAAGCTCAGACACAACCAGAAATACTACGATCCTCTGGGGAACAGCTACTGGATACAACCAATGCGAATGCACAGATAATTAATACTCAAATAGAGCAAGCACGTAAATCATTAGCTGACAGGGG